TTATCTTCATGCTACAAGCACTTGGCGGTAAATTAATATCTAAAGATATGGCTATGCGTGAACTACCATTTGGTATTAACGTAACCCAAGAACAAGAAAAGATTGAAGTGGAAGAAATGCGTAATGCTTTAGTGGGTTCACTACAGGCATACACACAAGCAATTCCACAACTAGCAGCAGCAGGTGGGGATGCATCTGATATCGTGAAAAAAATCGCACAAGTAATTAAAGCCCGTCAAAAGGGAATATCAATTGAAGATGCGATTGAAGATATCTTTACCCCAGAATTGCCTCCTGCTGGTACCGAACAAATGGTTGAGCAAACGTCCCCTGCTCCCGCAGGTCCAGTAGGAGGTCTACCTTCACAAGCGCCACAAGGTGGTGGATTACAAAGTCTTTTATCTAGTCTAAGTGCAGGCGGTAGAGCAAGTGCTAGTGCAAGGACAGTAGTAAGAAGATAACTAAGGTGGGGGACAATGACAGCAATAGTTGGAATACAAGGTAAAGGCTGGGCTGTTCTAGGCGCAGATACTTTAACTACGTATACAGACAGACCTTATGTTGCTAAGGGATGTGACAAGATAGTTAAGATTGGTGAGTATCTAATTGCAGTTGCAGGTGATGCAATTGTAGGAGATATTCTTAATAACCTATGGCAACCACCTAAAGTAATTAAAACGCAAGACCCAGATAGATTTATGATGATTAGAGTATTGCCATCTATAAAGCAAACAATAATAGATGGTGGATATGACCCAACACCTAAAACAAAGAACGATGATGATTCTGGATGGGATGCATTAGTTTGTTTTAATGGAAGGATATATCAAGTTAGTGATGACTATGGATATATGCGAGATGACAAAGGTTTATATGCAATAGGTTCTGGTGGAACCTTAGCCCTTGGTGCATTAGCAGCAATGGAGTTAGAAACTAAAACTCATGCTAAGGCATCTGGTGCAGCAAAGAAAGCAATCAATATAGCAATTCAATACAATGTGTGGTGCGGTGGTACTGCAAATGTTAAAACACAATTTACTAAGTAGGAGATATTATGTCAATGATGGAGCAAGGTGGATATAGAAAACCGAGTAACCCAGCCTCAGTATCAGGCCCTGGCGCTCTTAGTCAGCGGACTGATGGGGGTCCAACCCAACCTGCAACCTACATGGCAGGACTACCATACGGACAGGGACAACAAAATTACGACAATCAAGTAGCAGCACCTATGGCTGGCAATCCTGTACCACAAATGGAAATGCCAACACCATTACTAGCGCCTACTGCACGTCCTTCAGAACCTATTACTGCTGGTATTGACCGTGGTGCTGGACCTGGCTCTGATGCAATTGGAGCATTACCTAATAGGGCTTATACAATTACAGATGTATTTAGAAATTTAATTGCTTATGACCCATCAGGTGATGCTGAGTTAGTCTATAGACAATTAGTTGACGAAGGATACTAATGTCCGTAAAAGTTAATTTTATAGTAGCAAAGACTAATCCTAATCTTTATGCTGCTGCTAAGGCTGCTAACTTGCCACAAGACCAAGTATCTCAGTTAGAACAATTTTCTTGGACAGTTGATAAAAATAAAAAACTTAATCAATTATCTGCCGATGCTGCTAGGAAAGAATACAACGAGTTAGACCCAGAGATTCAGGAAAAACTTAAGTATCTATACCCTAAAGCAGATTATTTGCAAGCACCACCTGATGCTAGCGACTATGCACTAGGTGCATTAAAGACTGTTGGTAAAATAGTAGCCTCTCCATTAATTGGTATATACAAGGCTGCTGGTGTATATAACAGAGTAATTAACACACCTTACTTGGTAGCACGTCAGGCTGCTCAAGGTGAAGGTTTGTTTTCTATGCAAACCTGGACAGATGCTTGGGATGGTCGCAGAATATTTGACCACGGTGCATTGGCTGAAACTATTAACTATTTTGGTAATGAAAAAGTAGAGGTTGCAAAAGGATTTTTAGCAGGTAAAACACCAGGAGAAATTATTGCTGCATCTGGTGGCACAGTAAATCAAAAATTATTAAATGCTTTAGAAGAGTCACTTAATAATCCAGATGAGTTTAAGCAAGTAATGGATGGTGTTAAGTATGCACAGGTATCTCCAGGTAGAGATTTAGCCCGTTCATTCTTTAGTAAGAATCCAAATAGCAGTACTGCTACTGGAGATTATATTGATGGTAAGACTAAAGATATATCAGGTAGAATAGATTTCTTTTATCAGTTAGCAATTGACCCACTTACTTGGTTTACTGGTGGTTTATCATCTGCAGCCCGTGCTGGTACTAGAGCAGCACAGACAATACAAAAGTTTCCAAATGCCACTGGTGTTAAGATGGTGTTTGATGATGAAAAAAATGGTGTTCGTAAACTGTGGGATGACCAACTTGGCCCTAAAGTAGCAGACCTTATAGATGCTAAAAAAGCAGGAGATAGGGTAGCAGCCAAAACAATTACTGATGATATTAAATTAAATCATCCTGCATATAATAATGATTCAGCAATTAAAATGCTGGAAGATAATAATATTACTAGTGCTAAATCTGCGTTAGATTATTTTTCACAAGCAGAAAAACTACCATACTTTATGGGTGGTCGTACTGATGGTATTCAATACTCCCGTAATGGTATTGCTACTGCAAATACACATAGAAAATTAGCAATAGGTGTTTCTAAATTTACAGAAAAATTTATTAACCCTAGAGTTTTTGGTAGTGCTGAAGAAGCACTTAAAGCAACTGATGATGCTTGGGATTCTTTACTTAAACAATCTCCAGAAAATGCAGCCATTGCTCCAGAAGCAACTGACCTAAAGAAATTTCACGATAGTTTAACATTAAAACAAAAAATTCAAGTTGGTATAACCCGTCAACTTACTCGTTCACCACAAAATGCTGTAATAAAATTGGGAGCAGATGCAGTAGAAACTGCTGATGCGTTTAGATTAACCGCAAGACAGGTTATGCCTAAAGACATGGCCGAGTTTATGACTCAAAAATTTATTACATCTACACAAAATGACCAGATTTCTATAATGAAAGCAATTGATTACGCAATCATTGAGCGTTATGGCATTACTGGTGTACCTGGTGGTAAAGATTTAGCAATGGAAATTATAAATACCAAGTATGGTATATCCAATGCAATGGATGAGATTGCAGAATTACCAGTTCGTCCAGATGTAGCGCAAATTTTATCTAAAGATACAATAGTTTATCGTAATGGTGTGGCTTATAAGAAAACTGGAAGCGTTATTCAACCATTCCAAGAAACAAATGCAGTTGCTGCCCTTGATTATTTTATGTTAAGCGAGTACGCATTTCAAGCAAAAAGAAAAAAGAACTTTTTATTAAGCATACAGGGTTCAACCTCATCTAAACTTGCAACTGAATTGGTAAATGGTTGGTCTTTGTTTACTCTTTTCCCACGTTTAGGTATACGAAGTGCTATTGACGAAGCAATGATGTATATTCTTACAGCACCTGCTAGAAATATAATGGATGTTTTTGTTCCTGAATTTTTAAAAGGAAGAACAGGCGTTGGTAGAAAAGGAAGCATAGCCTCAAATATTGCTTCATCATATTCTGGCTCTAAGTCTGGCGAAAAATTACGTCAAGCACTTGCTAATAAACTTGGATATAAAAGCCCAGCAGAAGCATTAGATATTCAGGCTAGAGAAAATGCACTTATTGAGTATGCTAAGAAAAAAGGACTAGCAGATACTGGCGAGTTGACCTCAAGCCAACGTAAATATGCACAAGCCCTTGCTGCTACAGATATTTACAATAATAGACTATTTGGCAAATTAGACCAAGATGAAAAAGATTATTTAATTCAAGCCCTTGCTTTAAACTCACAATACTTAGGTGCAGCAACTCGTTCTATTACCAGCGCTGCCAACATTACTGGCAAGCAAGCCCCAGAAGTTGCTGAAGAGTTTTTAGATATGAATCAATTTGACCGTTTGCTTAAATCCCTTCAAGAAAACTTTAAGGTTCAGGGTGCAGCAAAAGGTAAAGATGTTGATGTTGGAAAGTTAGTAAGAGATGGCGTTCTTAATGGTATGGGCGTTGGAGTTATACACTTTGAAAACTTTGTAAAACGTTTTTATGGAAATCGTAAAAATATTTACGGTGACCTACAAACCTATAACTTTAATCCAGCCACAGTATTCTTAAACAATAATGCTCTAAGAGATACTAATGACTGGAATCGTGCTAGAAATCAATTGCTAGCCAAGGTAGGCGTTGAACGCAATGTAGAGGGAGTCTTTGATGACGTTACTCAACAGACAATGGATGAACTACAAGGTAAGTTTTTATATAGCATAAGAGATAAAAAGGCTTTAGATAGTTTCTTGCAAAGCAGAGGTTATACAAATACAAGACGCTCAGAGGGCGTAGATGATATTGATATTGCTCGTGACTTAGTAGAACAAATCTTAGCCGATACTTATAGGTATTTCCATGGAGATTCTCAAAAGTACAATCAAGCATTAATGGATGCTATTAAATCAAAGCATAGTCAAATTGTAAAAGACTCTCCAGACTTTGTTCCTGGTGCTTGGCGAGAAGCGGCAAAGGGTGTAACTTATGATGAGTTTACTGAGTTAACTAAAGGATTCCAACCATCTGGAAAGATGTATACCTCTCTTGAAATAGAGGGATTAGATGACTTTGGTAATCTTTATACACGCTTTGGTAATAAAGCAATGGAAATTATGGACCGTCAGGTTACTGGAATTATACGTCAGCCTGCAACTATGGTTACTTATCTAAGACTTCGTAAGTTTTACGCACAAGCAGAAAAACAATACACTGACGATTTGCTTAAACAAATAGAAGCAGAAACAATTGAAAAGGGAAAAAGTTTTAATAGAGCAGATGCTTATCAGATTGCTGAAGCACAAGCACAAAAGTATTTTTCTGAAATATCCATACAACAGGCTGCAGATGAAGTATTAAAGTTCGTTGATAACCCAACCATTCGTTCTAATTTTGCAGTATCAGCCCGAAACGTAGGTAGATACTATCGTGCTACTGAAGATTTTTGGAGACGTATCTATCGCCTTAAGGATGTATCACCAAGAGTTTTGTATCGTACTAGATTGGCACACCTAGGCTTAGATGCTTCTGGTGGCATATATGAAGACCAAAATGGTGACCCATACATAATGATGCCAATGGATGATATTATATTCAAGACAGTAGATAACGTTGTTCGCACACTAACACCTGGTGAATCAGGATTTGGTCAACCAATATTTAATGACTTTACTATGAAGTTAAAATTGGCTAACCCATCCTTTACTCCAGATGCAGGTTTACCTACACTATCTGGACCAATTGGCGCACTAAGCGTTCTTGGCATGAAAAATATACTTGGTCAAGTTGGTGGAACCGCTGGAGTAAAAATAGGAGAAGAGTTAGATAACTTTGCATTAGGCAGCATTGGTGAAAATATAACCTTTTATCGTGCGGTAATGCCTTCATCTTTACAGAAGTTATATTCAATAATTCCACAAAATGAGAAAAGTAGACAAGAAGCCACAGCAGCAATGCAGGCTATTGCATACAATGCATCTCAAGGATATATGCTAGACCCTAGTGCTACTGACCAAGAGAAGTTTACATACTTAAAGAACATTCGTTTATCAGCCCATAATATTGTGGTTATGCGTTCTATCTTAGGATTGATATCTCCAGTAGCCCCATCTATGCAAGAGTCAATAGATGTACCTAGTTACTTAAAAGAGGTAGGAATAACTGGATTACGTCCAGAGTTCTTTGATATATTAAATGCAGTTACTGAAAAATATAAGGGTGATATCCAAGACCCATATGAGTTAGCAGTGGCTACATTTATTGGCAAGAACCCAGGTAAATTAATTTATACAGTATCTCGTGATGATAAAAAAACTAATGTTATTATTAACAAGACTAAAGAATTAAAAAACTGGGCTATAGATAATAATGATAGTATTAAAACCTACGGTGAAGCAGCATTTATATTTGCACCAAACACTGGTGACTTTGATGTTAGTACCTATGCGTGGCTAGAGGGTGCTGGGTTACTAGGTAATAAAGATTTAGAAACCTACTATAGAGATGTTTTAGTGTCTAGAGATAAGCAGGCTTACTACGATATAGCCAAAGATGAAAAGGCTTTCCTTGCTACATCTGGTGATACCATGTTGCGTAAGGCTATGATTGCAAACTCTACTAGAAAGCGTAATGCATTAAAGGCTAGCAACCCATTATTAGAAGCAGCCCTTACTGGTGGCGGTAATGAAGTTGGTAGTGAGTTAGCAATGTTAACCAGCGTAGAGCAAATTTTAATAGACAATAAAATTACCGTAGATGCTGGTACTAAACAAAGAATGGCTATGGTAACTTCAAGATTAAGACAATTTGTTTCCCTTGCCAACGACCCATCAAAGAGAGAACTATCTAACTTTTCTCAAATTAAAAGAGAAATGAAAGAAGATATTAAGGCTTTGATTGATGACTTACAGACTGGAGACCCAATTTTGAAAGAAGCAAACAGGGCTGTATTCAGGGCTATCCTTGATTTCTACTCCCGTGATACTTACACAGCAAGGGAGAGATTCTAATGTCAATGAGTGGTTTCGGGTTTTCAAAACCTCCTAAAAAAACTAATACACAAATAATACAAGAGCAAATAGATAAACTTAATAAAAAACTTACTGCCTTTAATGGTCCTGATGCAAGAGTTAAAAAATATGCTGTAGGTAGTTCTGAATATAATACAGCAGTAGCCGAGGCTAAAAAATTAAGAGATGATATTGGTGACCTTAATAGAAGATTGGCTGCATCTAAAAGGATTACAGTCCAAGAGGCTTTGCAAAAAGCAAGGGATTCTGGCAATAGCGATGAAGTAAGTAGAAGAACAGAAGAACTTGCTGCAATAAATGCAATTGAGAATAATCCTGGTGACCCTAAAATTCTTGGACCTCAATTTGTAGAGGGCGATGATTTAGGTAATGCTATCAGAGAAGCAGGATTAATTGTAGATACTGACCCTGATAGTGGTAAAAGTGTAATTAGGTCTAATTCACAATCTTGGAAAAATGCTGGTCAAGAACATCTTTTTTGGGTAGGTAAAAATAAAGAATACCAAACTGGTGCTGGGGTAACTACCGATGTGCAAGTTTCTGCTGGTTACAATGAACTAGAACAAAAAATTCTTAAGGATGCACAAAGACAACCTGGTGGGATACAGGCTTTATTTGACAGAATGTTTAAAGCAGGATTAATTTCAAGAGAAACTTACAATTCAAAATCAACAACAAATAATGATTTTACTTCTAACTTATTGTATGCATTACGTGAGTTTAGCAAAAAGACAGTTCGTGATTATGAACTTACTGGTGTTAAAAACCCAATGTCATTTGATGAATATCTTGACAAAGAGTTTACTCCAGAAGGTCCAAGGGTAAGTTACGATTCAGTAACTACCACTCGTGATACTGCAGCATCTGACTTAGATAGATTCTTTATGCAGTATCTTGGCAATGGTGCTAGTAAACAACAACATGATGAGTATTATAAACAACTAAGAGCCTTAGAAAAGAAGGCTATTGTAACTAGAACATCAACTGGAACTAGCCAAAATACTGCTGGTGAGTTTATTGATGACTTAGATAAAGCAGAGTTAATGCGTAAGGTTGCTGGTAAAGCCCTTGAAGGTACTGATATTGATACCGTATTAAAAGGTGGTGCTGGCGCAGCCCAGGCTGTTAACGAGGTAATATCCTATGCTCGTTCATATGGTGTAAATATTAATAACAAGGATGCTTTAAATTATGTAGCCAATGAATTAAAACTAGGGCAAGGTGATTTAAAGAAAGTCAACGCAAAGATATTGGCTATATCAAAGGCTACCTATAGTAATTTATCTGATGTACTTACAGAAGATGTTAACTTAAAAGAACTATCTAGTAATTACATTTACAATATGGGAAGAATATTAGAGATAAACCCAGATTCAATTGATGCATTAGACCCAACAATTCAAACAGCACTTAAGAACAATGGAAACAAGGGAACAATGAACTTAACTGATTTTGATAGAATGTTACGTAATGACCCACGTTGGGCTAAGACAACTAACGCTAGAGAAGAAGCATCTAAGTATGCTTTAGAGGTCCTTAAGGACTTCGGATTGATGGCATAATGGCACCCAAGAAACCAGCAGCCCCTAAGATTCCAGCAGTTATTGCTAAACCTTCAGCCCCTGCAACAAAGTCATCAGGTGGTTTTGGCGGTGCAGGCTTTGCTAATTTATCTAAAGCAGCGACTAAATTTGCGGCCAAACCTGCAAGCCAACCAAAGGTTGGAAAAAAAACTGGACCTACAAATAAATTTATTCCTGGGGATACACCACCAAAAGTAGTTACTGATGTAGTTACAGAAGAAGAAGAAGTTAAAACTGGTGGTGAAGATGCAGGTCTTGCCTATGCGAAAATGCAAGATGAGAAAGCAAGAAAAGATGCTTTCGAAATACTTAAGGATGTATTTACTTCCTATGGTTTAGATACTCTAGCCAGTGAAATTGAAAGTTATATGAAAGAAGGCATTGGAACTGGAGAAGCCACTCTTAGATTAAAAAAATCTCAACCATATAAAGATAGATTTAAGGGTAATGAACTACGTCTTGCTGCAGGTAGAAATGTTATTAACGAAGCAGAGTATTTAGACTTAGAAAATAGTTATTCACAAACTTTAAAAGCATATGGTTTGCAAGATTACTTTGGAGTAGGTGTAACTCCTACCCAGCGTTTAGCCCGTCAACAAGCAATGGCAGAAGTAATTGGTGCTGATATATCTGCTGTTGAATTTAAAGACAGAGTATCTACCTCAGTAGATAGAGTTAAAATGGCTGACCCAGGAACAAAGAAAGCCTTTCAAGATTTTTATGGGATTGGTGAAGTAGACCTTGTTAAGTACTTCTTGAATCCAACTCAAACATTAGTCACCCTTAAAGAGAAAGCAACTGCTGCAGAAATTGGTGGTGCTGCAATTGGGCAGAACTTACCAGCAACTATGGCAAGCGCTGAAGAACTTGCTAGATTTGGTATTAATAGGGAACAAGCACAGGCTGGTTACTCAACCATTGCACAAGAGTTACCTACTGCTGCTAAGTTAGGTCAGATTTATAATGAAGAAGGAATTACATACGGGCAGACTGAGGCAGAGCAAGCAACCTTTAAAGGACTAGCATCTGCTAAGCGAAAGAAAGAAAGATTAGTAGAAAAAGAAACAGCATCATTCCAAGGTTCATCAGGAGTAGGTGCAGCAGGACTGTCAACTACATACTTGCGTAGAGGTTCCTCAGCAGGTCAGTTCTAAATAGATTCCCCACACGGATAGACCAGCCCCGTGGGGTGTATAAGTCTGGTAGCAAGAGCCAACCAATTTCCCCGAATTGACTTGTGGCTTGCGACTAATCAACGAATAGAAGGGTGGGTTGCTATGAGCAACAACTACTGGGATGAAGAAGAAGACGAAAACCAAGATAACGATGCAAATCTGCAAGGCGATGACTTAGTTAAAAGACTAAGAAAAGCCAAACGTGCAGATGAGAAACGTATCAAGGAACTGACTGAGCAACTTGAGGGATTGTCCAAGGTGCAGCGTGAGAGAGTCGTCAAGGAAGTCCTAGAAAAGAAGGGCGTTAATTTAAAGGCACAACGCTTAATTATGAAAGACTTAGAAGACATTAGTGAAGAGTCAGTTAATACCTGGCTTGACGAAAATGCTGATTTGTTTGGATTAAAAATTGCGGAGCCTGCTAACCCTGAACAAGAACTTAATCGAGCAGCCTTAAGGCAGCAAGATGTTCTTACTCAGAACGCATTAACCCCTGAACGTACAGAGGACTTGGAAACAAAGATATCTAATGCACAATCTGCAGATGAAATTCTTGCCATCCTCCGTGCAAATCAATAATTAATCCATAGTAATTCTAATCACCTTGGAGGTGACAAATGCCTAATGCATACACAGGAGTAGGTTCTACCACACTTGGAGGAACCGCAGGTGGTGCAGGTCTTGTCCAGCAAGCGTATGACCGCTTATTGGAGTTTGCTCTCCGTTCTGAACCACTAATTCGTTCAGTCGCAGATAAAACACCTGCCCGTCAATCAATACCAGGCTCAACCGTTGTTCTACAACGTTACGTTGACTTGGCTCAAAGCACTGCTACTCTGGCAGAAACAACTGACCCAGATGCAGTAGCACTATCTACACCAACAACAGTTGCTATTACTCTTAATGAGTACGGTAACTCAGTGTTGGTAACACGTGCGTTGGAACTATTCAGCCTTGCTGATGTAGACCCAGCAATCGCAAATATTATCGCTTACAACCTAGCAGATTCAATTGATGCAGTAGCAATGGAGACATTGCGTGCTGGAACAAACGTAATCTATTCAGGTAACACAGCAACATCTACAGCAACAATCGCTGCAGCAGCAACAATTGACTCAGCAGACATCCGTAGGGCTGTCGCTAAGTTACGTTCTGCTAAGGCTGTTGCACGTAAGGGTGCGTTATACTGGGCTGGTATTCACCCAGAAGTATCACATGACCTACGTGCTGAGTCCTCTTCAGGACAAGGCTGGCTACTTCCTAACCAATACGGTTCATCACAGGACCGCATCTGGGCAGGAGAAATTGGTAACTACGAAGGTGCATTCTATATTGAGTCACCACGTCTTTACTCAGCCAAAGATGGTGCAGACCAAACTGCTCTTACTACTGCTGCTGCAGTTAGCGGAGTATCTGGAGCATTTACAATCGTGGCAGCAAATGGTGCTTTTGGTGGTCGTGCTGAGGTCGGAGATAAAATCTCTGGAACCAACGTGGGCACTGGAGCAAAGATTACTGCTATCTCAGTAGGTGCAACTAATACTACATTCACTGTTAGCGTTGCTAACTCAGGTACTGTTGGAACTAATACTCTAACTGTAACTCCTGTTACACGTAACTTCCGCACAATTATCTGCGGTTCACAGGCTATGGCACAAGCCGTTGCTGAGGAGCCACATGTAGTTATCGGACCAGTAGTTGACAAGTTAATGCGTCATCGCCCAATGGGTTGGTATGGCGTACTTGGCTTTGCTCGCTATCGTGAAGAAGCACTATATCGAATCGAATCAGGTTCATCAATCGCTGCTCTTTAGTAGCAATGAGGGGTAGGGCTTATACCCTGCCCCTCTCTTAATAAAGGACTTAAATGACTACATATGTTTTTGATACACCAATAGTTAGAGAAGGTCCAGCGGGTGGACACCGCTTGTTTTACTTTTATAAATTAAATCGTGGGATAACTATTATTCGTGATAACGGTACATATAAACAAGTACGTTACCTAGTAGATGAAGACTTACAGAATTACCAAGAAGTTTATCTTGGAGGACATCGTTATATAGTTGATGAAGATACTAAGGCAAGATTAATAGCAGGCAATGTTGGAGTTACAGAGGCTAATTTTACAGCACAGTAGGGGAGCAATATGGAGTGCGACCATAAAAGTAAAGTTCTTGATTGGGCATATGAATTAAAAGATGGTCAGATGAATCAGTATGTATCCTTATATGGATGTACTGAGTGTGATGCTACATCACCTAAACCATTTCCAAGTAAAGAAGAAGTTATTACAATAGACCATAGTAATTGTCATATAGACCCTTGCTTTGGATGCAAGGCTAAAGGATTACAGTTAAGCACAGGCGATGCCAATGGTAGAGCCGCTATGCCAAGGCGTAAGTGGGAGGGCGAACTAGAAGCCTATAGGAATGCTCGTAGACAGGGTATTCAACCAGCAGGAACTACTATGGAAAAGATAGTTGCTGCAGAGAAAGCATCAGAGAATTTGGGTAGGGCATATAATGCTGAGAAAGACCCAAATGCAAAACAAATAAATAAAAAAACCGCAAAGGTTATGACAGAAATAGGAGCATGATATGCCAATGGTAGACGGAAAGAAATTCCCATACACATCAAAGGGTAAGGCAATGGCTAAGAAAGCCGCTAAGAAAGTTGACAAGAAGATGGTCATGAAAAAGATGGCTATGAAAAAAATGGGTAAGAAGAAGTAATATGGCAAAACCACCTCAACTTAAATCAAACTCTAAGTTAAAAGGTCAAGATGCCCTTAAGGCATTTCAAAAACAAATATCTCCAAAGGGTGTTGCTGCAGCAGAGGCTGCTGCTAAGAAGGCACTTGAGGAAAAATATCCAGGAATGTTTATACCTGAAACACGGACAAAGGCTGGAGTAAAAAAGGTTGGAAAGAAATGAAAGCCAAAAAGGGAATGGGCTTCAAAGCAGCCCAGAAACAGATTGCGAAAAAGCAAGGAATCTCTATGGCAGGTGCTGGAGCAATCTTGGCTGCGGGTGCTAGGAAAGCCAGTAAGGCTGCAAAGAAAAAGAATCCAAACCTATTAAAGGTTAAAGGTAAGAAAAAATAATGGCATCATCTGGTAGTTACAAACGCCATGATGGTTTTAATCCAGTTCAAATTAAAGACGGCCTAGTGGTTCGTATGGGTAAAAACGGAATCATTAGGTCTGTTCTTGGAAAGTATGGGGAGTATGGCAAAGAGTCCAGCGTGGACACGAAAAGAGGGTAAGAACCCTAAAGGTGGTTTGAACGCCAAAGGTAGGGCATCTGCTAGAGCACAAGGTATGAATCTTAAAGCACCAGTTAAGGCTGGCGAGGCTAAGAGGTCGCCCAAGTCTGCTGCTAGACGTAAATCTTTTTGTGGTCGTATGTGCGGTATGAAGGCTAAGTTAACCTCTGCTAAGACAGCAAGAGACCCAAATTCTAGAATTAATAAATCACTTCGTGCTTGGGATTGTAGTTGCAGATGAAGAAGAAAACTAAATCTAAAGTTAATGAGGCTGGTAACTATACAAAGCCTGGTATGAGAGCAGCATTGTTTAAGAAGATTAAGGCTGGTTCTAAGGGCGGAGACCCAGGGGAATGGTCAGCACGTAAAGCACAACTACTTGCTGTGCAATATAAGAAGGCTGGCGGAGGATACAAGTAATGGCACTTGCTAAATCTCAGAAGTCTTTAAAGGATTGGACTGCACAGAAGTGGAAAACTTCTGATGGTAAACCATCTAAGGGCAAGAAAAGATATCTACCTGAGAAAGCGTGGGCTGCATTAAGTCCTGCCGAAAAGGCTGCAACCA